TAGGGGGCGTGTTCAGCGCGGCTTTTACCGCAGCCATGAAGCGGCGTTGCGCTTCTGGTTCGCTGTATTGCTCATCGGCATGTTGTTCTTGGATTCTAGGCATGGCCAGCGACTCCGAAGAATATAAGCGGTGGCCACGATACCACGATGCCCCAAAGGATGCGACGTTCACCCTGGGTGTAATCGGCACTCAATACGCCCGCCTCGAATGGGTGTTTGCCGGGCTCTTCTCTGCGGCCATCGAGATACCGTCATCGTTCACGACAAGCCTCCTTCCCAAGATCAAAAACGATGTTCGCATTGCGTTGATTAAGGAGGCCCTTCCCGGCAAAAACTACGGTTCGGAACTTGAAGACCGAATAGATCATTTTCTCAAAGCCTTTGATGCTTTGGCGTTCAATCGAAACATGGTCGAGCATTCGCAGATCACCGGCGGCGGTGCGACAACGGCAATCTTGTTGAGGACTCAGCGCGACGGCCAAACGGTCCCAGGTCGTCACGATCCTGGAGGCGCGCTGAAGAAGGATATGGACGGCCTGGAGGGTGCCGGCCCTGATGAGGTCCGTGCTGCGTTCGATCGCTGGCTCGATGAAATCGACCCGAAGCGCAAAATGAACGATTACCAGCTCGCGCGTGCCTACAGCGTCTCCCCCGCTGACAAGGCCATATCTATGAATAGACGCCCCGATCTATAGGGGGGCCTAGCCGAGATATGTTGCCCGAACCGCCAGAACGGGGAATAGACTGGTCCGATGTCCCGGAAACACGGCTCCAAGAACAAGGCGACCATCGAGCGGGAGAAGCTCGCGGCCCGCGCGCTGGCGATGTCGAAGGCGGTCCAGGCGGAGAAGGTTGGCGACGTCGCGGGTGAGGTCGCCGCCGCGATGGCGGGGACGAAGAAGCTCAGCAAGGACATCCTCTCCGACTTCGCGAACGTGCTGGCGAGCGCTGCGGCGTACTACCAGCCGCGGCCGGACGGGTCGAACCCGCACGCGGACGCGAAGGAGTTCAAATACTACACGGAGCTTGCGCTGTTCGCGGCGGACAAGGCGGCGAAGTTCGAGAGCCCGACGATGTCGGCGGTCATAGTGGGAACGGCGGTGGTGACGAAGGTCGAGATCGTCGGCGGGATGCCGGACGACTTCGCGCCGCCGGCGTCTCAGAACGGGAAGGTGATCGACCTGGCGCCGGGGACGATCATCAGCGCTGACGACGATCTTCCCGTCGCCCTGCCTGCCACCGGGACCGATGGGGCTTGATTAGTCTAACGCGCTGGCGAATAGGCTGTAGACACTACGCTGGCCGCGTGGTATCTACATGGCATGGATGATTTAGCCGCTGCCAAGTCTCAGGCGACCAACCTTCGCAAGCGCACGCGGGACATTCAGACCATCGAATTGTGCGACCTGATCCTGCGGCTGCAGGGCGCGCCCAAGACGTCTAAACTGGACATCGTCAATCAGGCTGCGGCCAAGGTTGGCAAGTCGCCAGACTGTCCGGTCTGTGCTGCGCATCGTGCGGCCAAAGCGAAGGCGCAGAAGGCTTGGCGGGCGAAGGCGAAAGAGTGATGTGCCAGCTTTACGGTCGCGCAAAGGCTTTGCCGCGCGAACGGCTATCACGAGGGCCAGCGTTATGCCGTTTGCGACGGCATTGAAGTTCCGCTTTGGGTCACGTTCGTAAGTCGAGCTGAGCAATTGGTCAAAGAGCGCGAAGCATTCAAGTAACCAACTTTTATAGGCCGTTTCCGTTGAACTCATGGGCGCGCGCTTTGGACACACCAGTTGGAGAAAATCATGGAGGCCTCGGCGCCCATCGCGATCTCACATCCTCGCTCTTGCTGCTGCCTGTTTGGAGGATGACGAGAGAAATCCGAACCTTGTTAAAGACATTCGAGAAATCGCCGCATTGTTTGAGCGTATCGAGCGGGATGTAGCTGGGCACTTCAAGGTTAGATCATGACACAGGAACATATTGTTCGGCGGATGATTGAGGGGTTCTTGTCCGACCCGCCAGACACCGATTATCAGTGGGGCTTTCTTGCGGCGACCATCGTGATCGCCCACGAGATTATGGGTATCGAGTAAAGGGATAATTCCCCAATCAATCATAGGGAGAGGCCATGGATGCTCACGGCAATACAAAAACAGAGCGGAACGAACGCCTTGCCGCATATTACTCAAGTGGTTTTTCCATGAGGGAAACCGCCGCCAAATTTAGATGCTCACTAGAGAACGTGTGCCGGGTTTTGCGGCTCTATTTCCCGGACAAAATTCGACGCCCTTATGATACCCGTCAAAATTCGACCGGACTCAATTCGAGCGCCAGAGTAGCGCGTTGAATTTCCAAAAGGAGAAGGCCAACGTGCTGCGCTGGTGGATCATGGGGATTGTGATGGTAGTCGGGTTCCTGTGGCTCGTACTCACGCTGACGCTCAAACCGCCTGCCGATTGCCCACCGCACTGGAAGTGCAATGGCTCAGTGCAGACGACATCGCCGACATCAATCATTTCCCGCCAACCATGCGGCGCGCTATGACTGCGGCAATCCTTGACGAAAATGCCAAGACTGTCTCTGCTCTCAAGGCCGAGATCGAGCGGCTGCGGGCGGACCTCTCCGAGTTTGAGGAATTGAAGCGCATTGCGGTAGATTCTCGCTATAGCAGCGAGCTTATCGGCATTCGACTGCGCGCAATGCTCGATAGCTCCGAGACGGCAAACATCATTTGAACGGACATGCCGACGATGGCGAACACTGCATCGGTGTCTATCTTCGATGAAGCGGGCAATGTTCGCCCGCTCGCTGAGATAGAAAACGAGGTCATCGCCAGCGTTCTAGTGCTGTGTGCTGGCAATATGACGGAGACGGCCAAGCGCCTTGGCGTTGGCCGCTCCACTATCTATCGCAAGGTTTCTGACGATGGGCGCGATGCCGCACGTTAACAAAAGAACTACACCACCCAAGGTGACCATCACATCATGTCCGACGCCGCTCTAGCACAAAACCCGACGACGTCGGCTCAGGTCCAGCTTCCGACCTTCCACCGGGCCCAGGCGAAGCTGCGCTGGCTGATGAGCAAGTCGCGCTACGTCGTCGGGCGTTGTGGCCGCCGCTGGGGGAAGAACGTGCTCGGCGAGTCGGTCGCAGTCGACGACGCGACGAAGGGCCGGATCGTCGGGTGGTTCGCACCGGAGAACAAACGCCTATCAGAGAGCTACAACGTCATCGTAGAGGCGCTGGCGCCTGTTAAGAAGAGCTCCGACAAGACGCACGGCATGATCCGGACGATCACCGGCGGGTCGATCGAGTTCTGGTCTCTGGAGGACGAAAACGCCGGCCGGTCACGCAAGTTTCACCGGATCATCGTCGATGAGGCGGCGTTCACTAAGCCGAAGACCATCAATTGGTGGACCAATGCTGCGAAGGCGACGCTGCTCGACTATCGAGGCCGCGCGCTAGTCATGTCGAACACCAGAGGGATCGATCCCGACAACTTCCTGTACGAGATTTGCCACAACCCGAAGCACGGCTTCGTCCAGTTCCATGCGCCGACGCACAGCAACCCCCACCTGCCGGCGGAGGACGTCGAGGCGCTGATCCACGACAACCTCCCGCTGGTCTATCAGCAGGAGTACCTGGCGGAGTTCGTCGACTGGTCCGGCGCCGCGTTCTTCACTCGCGACTCGCTTCTGGTCGGCGGCAAGCCCGTGGAGCTTCCGGTCCGCTGCGAGGCCGTGTTCGCATGCGTCGACACGGCGACGAAGACGGGCAAGGAGAACGACGGCACAGGCGTCATCTACTACGCCCTAGTGCGCCTCGCGGTCCGCCCCGTGACGTCGGACGGCAATCTCGGGCCGTCGCATAGCCTCGTGATCCTCGACTGGGATCTCCGGCAGATCGAGGGCGCGCTGCTTGAGACGTGGCTGCCGACGGTGTTTGAGCAGCTCCAGCACTTCGCGGCCGTATGCAAAGCACAGATGGGCTCGCTCGGCGCGATGATCGAGGACAAGGCCTCCGGCATGGTTCTCCTGCAGCAGGCCGCACGCCGTGGACTGCCCGCCACCGCCATCGATTCGAAGTTGACGGCGTTAGGCAAGGATGAGCGGGCGATCTCGGTGTCCGGCTACGTCTACCGCGGGATGGTCAAGATCAGCCGGCCGGCCTTCGACAAAACGTCGATGTACAAAGGGTCGACGCGTAACCACCTGCTTGGGCAGGTCGTCGGGTTCCGAATCGGATCGAAGAACACCCAGAGGGAGGATGATCTTTTGGATTGTTTCACGTATGGTGCGGCCATCGCGCTCGGCAACTCGGAGGGTTTCTGAGGTGACGGAACAGCCCACCGATGCACGCTGGCCGCAGAACGTTCATGCTAGCGGCTCCTGGTACGACCGCCGCAAAAATGCTGGCGCCCAAGTGCCAGAAACAGGGAAAATCCACATGAGCGAAGCCTTGAAAGAGATCGCGGAGCGAAAGGCCATAAACGGCGACGGCGCTCAGATCGAGGAGCCGGCGGAGCAGCCCGACGCGCCGCACGTTGGGCGCCAAGGGCCGGTCAGTCCCGCGGTTGCGGAGGCGGCGGCAGCGCTCAAGCAGATCGAGCCGGTGATCCGGCAATGCGTCGGCAACACGCTGCGCGGCCTGCTAGTGTCGTGCCCTGGCTACCCGCCGCACATCATCATCAACGCGATCGCGTGGCAGACCGGCAACCTCCTGGCCGGCGCGTTCCAGGCCGACCTGCAGACGGCCTTCGCGCTGCGCAAGGCGATGAACGACGCGTTCGGCGACGGCGTGAAGAAGGCGCCGATCCAGCCACCGCAACTCGGTAGCCAGCCGGGTCCGACGCAAGGGAAGCCGAAAGGCTGACGTTCCGATGGGCCAGATCGTCATCCAGGCAAGCGGCCTCGGTAACTCGCTCACCGAGCTTTTGGTCGCGCCCGAGATTCAGCCCGGCGATCAGGCGTCCTATCAACTGTGCAAAAACATCTGGATTTACCATCCGCTCGGCGGAAAAATGGTCGAGTCCCCCATCGCCATGGCGCAAAGCCAGGAGCGGGAGATCAGCATCCAGAAGGGTCCCGAGGAACGGGTTCGGGACCAGTATGTCAAGGAGTGGCGCGCGATCGGCGCCGACGAGCGCATCTTCACGACCTATGCCACCGCGCGAGCCTACGGCATCGCGTCGCTGGCGCTGGTTTGCGAGGATGTGCCGGCGAACCAGCCGATCGATCCGAAGAAGATCGCCGACCTGTCGATCAGCTTCAGCGTGTTCGACCCGCTCAACACCGCCGGCTCGCTGGTGCTCAACCAGGACCCGAACGCCTTCGACTTCCAGAAGGTGACGACGATCGCGGTGTCCGGCGTGCCGTATCATCGCAGCCGCACCGTGACGGTGATGAACGAGCGGCCGATCTACATCGCCTACGCCTCGTCGGCGTTCGGCTTCGTCGGCCGGTCGGTGTTCCAGCGTGCGCTGTTTCCGCTGAAGTCGTTCGTGCAATCGATGATCACGGACGACCTGATCGTCAAGAAGTCCGGCGTGTTCATCGCCATGCTGAAGACCGCCGGGTCGATCATCAACAACATCATGCAGTCGGTGGCCGGCATGAAGCGGCTGTTCGTGCAGCAGGCCACCAACGGCAACGTGATCAGCATCGGCGTCGACGAGAAGATCGAGACGCTGAACATGCAGAATATCGACGGCGCCTACGGCATGGCGCGCAAGAACATCCTGGAGAACATCGCGGTCGCGGCCGACATGCCGGCGAAGCTGCTGAACTCCGAGACCTTCGCGGAGGGCTTCGGGGAGGGCACCGAGGACGCCAAGAACGTCGCGCGCTACGTCGACCGGGTGCGGGTCCAGATGGCGCCGCTCTACGCGTTCTTCGATCGCATCGTGATGCACCGCGCATGGAACAAGGACTTCTACGCGATCATCCAGAAGGACTTCCCCGAATATAAATCGGTGACATACGAGCAGGCGTTCTACGATTGGTCGAACTCGTTCACTGCGGTGTGGCCGTCGCTGCTGACCG